CGATTTCATCTATCGCTATTTTGAAGATGATATTGATTTTGATATGAGTCTAATCAACATCGCATATCTTGATATTGAAGTTTATGCGAATGATGGAAAGTTTCCCGAACCCAGAGATGCAAACTATCCAATCAATGCAATTTCAATGCGAATGAATGGCGTCACAAATGTCTTTGCTCTCAAGTTCAACGCCAAGTCTACCTATGAAAACCAGAGAGAGGACATCAAGGTCAAGCTATATGAACATGAAGAAATCCTATTATCTGAATTTCTTGAGTTCTGGAAAAGAAGTGAAATTGACATCATCTCTGGCTGGAATGTTTCAAACTTTGACATCACTTACATTTGTCGACGAATTGAAAAACTTTTTGGTAGTAAATCTCTTCGTTCACTTTCTCCTTACGGTATGGTTTATTCCTATGAGAAAAAAAATGGTTATGACGATGTTGACCTAATTTTTTCGATCAAAGGCCTTTCTCAGATGGACTATCTTGCACTCTACAAGAAGTTCACTTTCACAAATCAAGAATCTTACAAGCTCGATTATATTGCAAACATTGAGCTTGGTGATCGAAAGACTGATGTTTCGGATTATGATAATCTCTTTGAGCTATACGAGAAAGACTTTCAGCTATTTCTTGATTACAACATTCAAGATACTGAATTGATCGAGAAGCTTGATCAAAAAATGAAGCTAATGGAAATCGGATTAGGACTCGCCTATTTCTCAAAAGTTAACTTCGAAGATATCTTCTCACCCATGCGCTATTGGGAAAACATCATTCAAAACTACTTGTTCGAACAAAAGATTGTCAATCCGATTGCAAAGAAAAAAAATACCAAGTCTGAGAAATTTGGAGGTGCTTTTGTCTTTGAGCCAATTCCACAAAGAGCGGAGCAAGTGGTCTCTTTTGATTTCACTTCTCTGTATCCTTCTGTGATGATGGCCTTCAACATCTCTCCCGAATGTATTGTGGATGAAAGTGAGATTTCAATCGAAGAGATACTGGACCGTAAAGCGGATCTCAAGGATGATTATGAACGTGACCTTGTTGTTGCAGCCAATGGAGTGAGATTCACGAAAGAAAAGATGGGTTTTATTCCGGCTCTTGTCGCAAGGATGCTCGACTTGAGAAAAGATTATAAAATTAAAATGTTAGAAAATAAAAAGCAAATCGAAACTCTCAAGAAATCTGGTGGTGATCCTGAAAAAATTCAAGAATGTCAGAGGCTTGTGGTTGCATTCAACAACAAGCAAATGGTAACAAAAGTTGCTGCAAATTCCTTTTTTGGTATTTGCGGCCTTCAGCACTTTCGTTTTTATGACATTCGTCTGGCAGAAGCAATCACCTTCTCAGCACAAGCAGCAAATCGATTTGTTGAGCGATACATCAAAAAATATCTCAATGAAACTTTTCAATTCGAAGAAGAAAAGACATTCACAGTCTATGGTGATACAGATAGTCAATACTTTCAATTAGATCCAATCATCGAGAAGCTTGCAAAGAACAAGACAAAAGAAGAGAAGCTGGAACTAGCAAAGAAAATTGGTTATAGCAAATTGACAGAAAAGATCGATCAAGCCATTGGTGAGTTCAATGAATATCTCAATGTCTATCGTCCTGAACTATCAATGAAACTTGAAGCAGTTGGCTCTGGTGTCTTCATTGCAAAAAAGAAATATATTCTTTCTCTTGTGCATTTTGAAGGTGTTGATTATACAGAGCCTCAATTGAAGATGACCGGTGTCGAAGCCGTCAAGGCTGCTGCAACACCAAATGTTTGTCGCAAGTCATTGACAGATTGTGCCAAGATTATTCTCTATCAAACAGAAGATGATCTGATCAAGTATGTCGAGAACTTTCGCAAAGAATGGAATTCTTTTGAGCCACATCAAATTGCCTTTCCAAAGGGCATCTCAGACCTGCACAAGTATTATAATGCAGATACAGAAGAAAATTTTCATGCCGGGGTTTTTGGAACAGGCTCACTGCACAAGAAAGGTTGCCCGATTCATGTCCGTGCAGCCATCTCCTACAATTATCTGATTCGCAAACATGGCTTGGTTCTTTATTATAATGAAATCAAATCCGGCTCAAAGATGAAATATGTATTCCTACGTGACGAAAAAATCACAGGTGAGAATGTCATTGGCTTCATCTCAAAGCTTCCAAAGGAATTGAATCTTCATGAAATCGTTGACTACAACAAACAATTCGAAAAGGCTTTTCTCTCTCCTCTTGAAATCATGCTCAAGCCGATTGGCTGGCAGCATGAGAAGAAAAAAGATCTGTTCAGCTATTTTTAAGTTGACATTCCTTTGAATTTCTGATATACTCGAAAAGATTCTTCGCAACCCTATCAAAGGACAAATTTATGGCATCAAAATTATTCAAGAATTATAGCAAGTTAGTTGGAAATGAAATGGCGAAGTTGATTGACGAAACGCCATTGAGTTCGGATCCTCAGCGATTTTATGACACAGGTAGCTACATGATGAACGCCTTGATCACTGGCGACTTCTTCAAAGGTGTGCCCGAAGGAAAAATTACATCGCTTGCTGGGGATCCCGGAACAGGTAAAACATTCATTGCTCTTTCTGTTGTCAAGAACTTTTTGAATGAACATCAAAATGGTCACGTGATTTGGTATGATACTGAAAATGCAATCACCAAAGAAATGTTCACAGATCGTAACATCGACTATGAACGAATTGTTTATTCTCCTGTTGCGACTGTTGAAGATTTCAAAAAAGAAACTCTCAAATGGTTGAATGAATATAATCATGCAGAAGAAGAAGACAAAGTTCCTGTCATTATGGTCCTTGATTCTCTTGGTGGTCTGACAACAAAGAAGACTGTCGATGATACATTGAATGAAAAGGAAGTTGTCGACATGACAAGACCAAAGTTGATCAAATCTGCAATGACCATCCTGGCTCTCGAATTGCAAAAGGCAAAGATTCCATTGATCGTTAACAATCACATCTACGATTCAATCTCTGCCTATTCCGGCAAGCAAATGTCTGGTGGCTCTGGTTTGAAATTTTTCAGTTCAACGATTCTTTTCCTGACAAAACGCAAAGAAAAGGATGGAACAAGTCAAATTGGCAATATTATTACAGCCAGAGCAGAAAAATCTCGCTTCACAATTGAAAATAGCAAAGCAGAACTCTATCTAAGTTTCAAGACAGGATTGAATCGCTACCATGGATTGTTGCCGATTGCAGAAGAAGCAGGAATTTTCAAACGTGTCGGTCATCGTTATGAAACTGCTGATGGTAGAAAATTGTATGAGAAACAGATTATGGCAGAAGCAAGCACATTTTTCACACAAAGTGTGCTTGAGCAATTGAATGTTCAAGTCAAGGAACTTTTCTCTTATGGTAAAGCAGAGGAAGAAGAATTGTTCGTTGAAACTCTCGATGAGGAAACAAATGAATCCTGATGGTCTCGAAGAACTAAAATATTCCATTGAGGAAAATCAGGATTTCCTCGTGTCAATTCTTATCGAGAGTGGCCCTTTTGATGGATTTCGTTTCGGAATTGAGAACCTGCGCCTTGTTTATGAAAATGAACAAGGTGAGCTTTGCCTTGTGAGTGATGAAAAGGAAGTTGAAGACCAAGAACTTCGTCTGGATTTTCAAATCAATCTCCTTGATGTTCCAGAAACATATGAGGAATCATCTGTGAATGTGGAAGATTTTGAAACAACTGTTCGTGGTCTTGTATTCAATGTCCTGATGAATTATTCCAACTTATACCAACTGGGAGCAAATGAACATCAAACTTCTGCTGAAGCAACTTACAACTAATCGTGAATATGTGAACAAGGTATTACCATTCATTCGTGAAGATTATTTTGAAGAAAAAGTCGAAAAGGCAATCTTTCGCTACATTGCAAATTTCATCAATGAATATAATACACTTCCTACCGAGAATGTTATTGAATATGAGGCAAGTAAAGATACTTCTCTGAATGAAGATGACCTCAAAGAATTGATTCGTTTGTGGGAAGATATTCAGAAGGAATTTTCAGAAGACGTTACTACAGGTTGGCTAATCAACATCACTGAAGAATGGTGCAAGGAACGTGCAATCTATCTTGCAGTTAGTGAGTCAATTTCAATTATCACCGATGAAAAGAAATCCAAAGGAAAAGGTGCAATCCCTGATTTGCTCAAGGATGCTCTTTCTGTTTCTTTTGACACAAACATTGGTCATGATTTCTCTGATGATGCAGAAGCAAGATTTGAATACTACCACAAAAAAGAAAAGCGGCTACCTTTTGATATCGAACTGTTGAATAAGATCACCAAAGGTGGCGTCACACCAGGAACATTGAACATCCTACTTGGATCTACCAATTCGGGAAAAACTTTGTTCCTGTCCAACTTTGCAGCCTCTTATCTGCAGCAAGGCTTCAATGTTCTCTACATCACTCTCGAGATTTCGGAAGAAGAAATCGCCAAGCGCATTGATTCAAATTTGATGAATGTTGCCATGGGCGATATCTACTCATTATCGAGAGATGAATATTTGAAAAAAATTGAGAAAATTCGCAAAAAGACTATCGGTAAGCTCATCATCAAACAATACCCTACTGGTGCAGGTAATACCATACTTTTCCGCTCTCTTTTGAACGAGTTGCAACTCAAGAAAAACTTTGTTCCGGATGTGATTTTGATTGACTATCTGACCATCTGTTCTTCTTCGAGAATTCGCACCAGTGAAAACTCCTATTCGTTCTACAAATCTGTTGCAGAAGAGGTTCGTGGTCTTGCTGTTGACCTGAAAATTCCAATTTGGAGTGTGATTCAAACCAATCGTGGTGCCCAAGGTGCTTCTGACATGGAACTTTCGGATGTTGCTGAGAGTCATGCAATTTCGATGACCGCAGATTTCATGCTTGCGATCATTACAACTCCTGAATTCATTGAGGAACAGAAGGTAATGCTCAAGCAATTGAAGTCTAGGTATGCAGATCCAAATTATTATAATAAGATTATGATTGGTATGGATCGATCGAGAATGAAACTCTATAATTTAGAAGATGAAATCGAAAAGACCGTGATAAATACTCTGGGTAGAACAACCTTTGAAAAACCAAAAGTTGAAATTGATTTTAGTTAAGAGGTATTATGGGAAATAAATTTTTTGTCGGTGATATAAACTTTGGTGTCAATCCTCAAGAATGTCTTCGAAGAGAAAGCATTTGGGATGATACAACTTCAATGAATAATGACCTTATTCTGAATTGGAATGATGCGATTACAGATGATGATTCAGTATTCATTCTTGGAAATTTCTTTGACCCTAATTTCTATTCTGAAAATACAGAAGAGCAAAAAGAGATTTACGAATCTTTGCAAGGAAATAAAATCTATATTCAAAATACAAGATTACCATATAATAAATATAATCATGAGCTTGGTCCTGTTTTTACAGAATTGACTTTCATCGAAAAAAGTTATTTGGTTCGTGTTACAAATAATTTTGATATGATAAATAGAATAGGTTGTAATTTTAGTGTTGTGTCTTCACCGGAATTCTATATTCAAAAATATAATCACGATTTTATTTACTACGAAGATCAAAAAACGGGCGCTATTATTTTGCAAAATAATCTACCATCACCAGTATACAACGTGTGTATTGATAGTTGGGACTTCATGCCGGTTCCAATTGATGAATTACTTTCGTTTTATTTACACTACAAAAAATAAGAGAGAATGAAAAGTTTCAATCAATTCTATACAGATCTAATTCTTGAAAAGAAGAAAAAGGACGAAAAGGAGAAAAAAGAATTTGATTTGGATGATATGGATTTTGAAAAAGATTCGAGTTCAATTGAGGATCCACCAGATGAGAATCTACCTGATAGTCTTGACGATGTAGGGGAAGAAGAAGGTGATGAAGATCCTCTAGCAGGAGATGATGCTGGAGCAGAAGCGCCACAGGATAGTGAAGCAGATCAAAAAGAAAAAAAGAAATTTGATCCGAACGATGAAAAGGATGTTGAAAACAAAGAAAAGAAAATTGAACAAGATGCACTCAAAAAGGTTTCATCTGATTCAAAAAGCAATGAGTTGGATCGTGATGAATTTGAAGATAAAGTGAAAGAAGAAGAAGATTACCTTGAGGACGAAGAAGAAAAAAATCAAGACCTTTCTTATGAAGACCAGAAAAAAGAAAAGAAACTACAAAAGGATGAAGAAAGTGCCAAGAAGAAAGAACCAGTAAAGGTTCTAATCAATCCTACTTTGGAACATCACATTAGCAATTGGTAAAAAATGGCATCCTTCAAGGATAGAAGAATTTCAGACCTTCCTTTAGCACTTTCACTAGAGGAAGGTTCCGCTTTCCTTATTGTAAATGGTATTGATGGAAGACCATACAATCAAAGAATCAGCACCAAAGGTCTCTTTGAAAACATTCCAGTACCAGTAGTTGTCGGAAGTGAACTTTCTGGTCGTGATGTCACCTTCCATGCTTCAAACAATTCAAAACACAATTTTAATTTTTCTCAAGAAACCGGAGATGTTGTCCTTGGGCATGATGCACTCGTTTCAAACAATCTGGTTGTCAATGGTTCCTTGCGTGTTGCTGGAACAACAATCATCAACAATGTTGATTTTGACCGTATCACAGTCAACGAAGAATTCATTTCAAAAGGCGAATCTCTTTTCACAGGAGTTACTCGATTTCTGAGAATGGTAGAGGTTGCCAATGAGCTTGGTGTTACCCGAAATCTTACCGTTTCAAGATCCGCAAACATTGATGAAGACCTAACTGTTGTAGGTGTCACAACACTTGAAGACTTGGTTGCAAACAACGCAACTTTCAATGGCAACATCAACTACAATTCAATCACAACAAATTCAATTCACACAACAGACCTGACTTCATCAGGACTTGCAGAATTTAACAAAGTTTCGATCGATGGAAACATTTCAGTTGGAACTGTTTTTGCTGATGTTGGTGTGCTTGATACAATTCAAGTCAAATTGCCCAGCGAATTCTATGCACATGTTGGTGTTCAAAGTCTAAAGGTTCGTTCTCATACAGATACAGACACTTTGCATGTTCATAAGGATCAGAAAGTCTTTGGTTCTCTTGAAGTTGGTAATGAAATACGAACAGGAAGACTTGTTTCGAATTCGTCACGCCTTGGCGACATTTCGGTCGGACATGTTCAAGCAACTGGAGATATCACTTCAAATTCAATCAGTTGCGTCAAGGGCGTTTTTGAAAAAGTTGAAGCAACTGAAATTGATGGTGAACTTGTCAACACAAAAAAGCTTGCTGTTGAAGAACTTACTGCAGAAAAAATCGAAAACAAAAAGATCAATTCCGAAACTTCAATCACAAAAGACCATCAATTTGATACCTCATTTGGACAAAAACTCACAGTCAATGAGACAACCACAAACAAGCTGAATGTCCTTGGAAATGCAAATGTTGCAACCATGCAATTTGGTAATATTACTGGTAATTATCTGAATGTTGATCAGTTCATTACATCAAGAATTGATACAAATTTAGTCAATGCAAAATTAATCTATGCAGATCGAACGGAGAGTGTTGAGGTTGTAGGGACAAATGCAACATTCAAGACAATTGAAACTGAAAACATTTTCGCAAAATACGAACAAACGGACCATTCAAAGATTGGTCTTCTTCAGTTTACAAATGGTGAAGGTGAGGTTCTTACTCTCACAGATCGTCTACAAACACCAAATTTATTTTCCGCAAATTCAACACTGACAGATGTCACTGCAACAAATGTAAAGATTGATTCACTTCACGCAAACATCGCCAGTCTGGATCAAACCACCGCAAACAATCTGATTGTCAACACGGAAAATGTCAATTCATTGGCGTTTGCAATTGCTACTGGTTCTTCACTTCAAGCAATCGCACTACAGTCGAATTCAGGAATCATTACAAATCTTCAAACAGATTTGGCAAACATTCAAGAAATTTCAGCGAATGTTGTAAAGACAGATCATTCGATTGTTCAAACCGAAGATGTTGAACTTCTTCAGGCAAACACGGCAAATGCAAATATTCTAAATGCAAAGACACTCAATGTGGATACATTAGCTTCGGAAAATGTATCTGCAAATCTCGGAACAATTCGTTTCGTTCAAGCATTCGATACAAACACAAAGTTTCTCTCAAGTGAAACTGCTTACAATTTTGAACTTACTGCAAATCGAATTCTCAGTTCAAACACCACTTCAACCAATTATATTGGTAATCGTGCCGAGATTGCTAATG